ATCCAAAAGATACTGTACCGATTAAGTTTGGTACAGTAAAAGAAGCAGAGGCTACAGTTAAAAGAGTAAGAAGATCAGGTAAATCTTTTGCTAGAAAAATTCAGATATTGACAGTTATGGAACAACGTGCTAAAGTTATGGGCAAGAAAGCTGTTGTAGAAGTAGCTAGAAAAGCAAAAGAGAGGTTAAGAAAAGAGAATGCCCTATCTTCAAAGTAATATTCCACATTTTAAAGCGTGGGTTCGTCGTGAATATACAAAAAATATGCAAGAGTATCATGGTGATTTTTTACATTGCATGGTAGTTGCAGTTACTACAATGCCAAATAGAACATTAAGTTTTCAAGTAATTTTTACTGGATTTGAAGTTGACGATGAGGATGAGCCTAATGTACATGGGGGTGCTATGTGGGCTAGAATGCCTCTTACAGCGTTAATAGCAGACACACCTTATGAAGAATGGCCTATTGAATTACCTCCTTATTTAGCCCAGCCTTGGGACTGTATGTCTCATTGGCACTCTGTTTATAAAATAGAACGTGCAAGTCCTGCACCTTGGATTGCAAAAGTCGATGGGGATTTTTACCCTGCTAAATATTATTTTACGGTAGATTATACGGATAGTGAAGTAGCAGATGATCCTGCACAACACAAACAGTCTCATGTATTAGAATTGTTAGATGCAGGAGAATATACAGGTAACATAGTTGCGTTGCCTAATAATAGAGTGAGAGTAACTCATCCAGCATGGTTTGAAGTAGGTGAAGGAGCACCTGATTTTAGACCTAATCAACATATTTTTAATTCTAAAGAAGATGTTGAATATATTTGGGATACTAAAAGAGTATTCAATAATTTATATAGAGAGGACTAACATTATGGCAATGCATAAAAAGAAGAGTATGGCACGTGGTGGCATGAAGAAAAGAGGCATGGCACGTGGCGGTATGCCTATGAAAAAAGACCCTAAAACTGGTAAAATGATTCCTGCTTTTGCAATGGACGGTAAAGGTAAGATGCAAAAAGGTGGTATGGGTAAAAAAGGCTATGCTAAAGGCGGCATAGGCACAAAAGGTGCAGCTAAAGGTGGAGCAATGGCACTTAAAGATATTCGTGCTGCGGCTAAACTAAAAGGCTATAAACTTGTAAAGATTACATAATGACTTTAGCTAAGTCACAAAAAAGTTTAAAGTCTTGGACTAAACAAGATTGGAGAACTAAAAGTGGAAACCCTTCGACTCAAGGTCCAAAAGCTACAGGCGAACGTTATTTACCAGCGAGTGCTATTGAGGCTATGGATTCAAAAACGTATTCAGCTTCTTCTGCAAAAAAAAGAAAAGATACAAAAGCAGGTAGACAATTTTCTAAACAGCCTAAAAAAGCTGCTAGTATTTCCAAGCGTTATAACAGAAGATTTTCATAAAGATAGGAAAAATAAGTAATGGTTGATCTTGCAATGGAACGAGTTCTTAAATGGCAATTAATGCCACGACTTATGATGTTAGCTGTAACTATATTAACTTATCAAGCAGTTCATTGGTTTATGTCTTTACCTGATCCGTCTATTCAACAATCAGGATTGGTATCTATTTGTATGGGTGCTCTTACAGGTTGTTTTGCCGTTTGGTTAAATAACGAAAGGGACAAATAGTGTTAGGTAACATTTTTTCTAGTATTGCAGGATTAGCTACAAGCATTATTGATGCTAAGACCCAAGTAAAACTCACTGAGGCTGAAATAAAAAAGAAACAGTTAACAGGTGAGATTGATTGGGACTTGGAAGCCATGAGAGCTACACAGAACTCATGGAAAGATGAGTGGATCACCCTACTTTTTTCAGTACCACTCATCTTAGCTTTTTGTGGAGATTGGGGAAATACTGTTGTAGCAGCAGGTTTTGCATCTTTAGAGACTATGCCAGTATGGTATCAGGTTGCTCTTGGAGGTATTGTATCAGCTAGTATAGGAATGAGATCAGTAAGTAAATTCTTTGGAAAAGGATAATATTATAAAGTTTCCTCAGTTATCTGAAATAGATAAACAGTTTGTTGTTTTAGAAAAACAGCAGGAACTAATAAGAGAACAGGCTAAGATTATATTGGAGAGAAATACTAATGACATTTAAACTTTCACAACGAAGTATTGATCGTATGAAGGGTATTGACCCTGATCTTCAAAAGGTAGTAGAGGAAGCAATTAAGATAACAGAGGTAGACTTTGGTGTAACTTGTGGCATGAGAACTGTTGCAGAACAAGAAGAGCTTGTAGCCAAGGGTGCTAGTCAAACTATGAAAAGCAAACACTTAGAAGGTCGTGCAGTTGATCTTGTAGCCTATTTAGGTCCAAGAATATCTTGGGAGTTAAATCTTTATGATGACATTGCTAATGCTATTGCTATTGCTGCTGCTAAAGTAAACATACCTATAAAATGGGGAGCAGCTTGGACTGTTGGAGACATATCTACCTATCAAGGCAAAATGGAAGATGCAATGAATGAGTATATTGATCTTCGTAGATCAAAAGGTCGTAGGCCATTTATTGATGCTCCACATTTTGAGATGATTTAACATGACACGCAAACTTACAGAAAAACAACAAATGTTTCTTAACGTACTTTTTGATGAGTGCGGCGGTGATATTCTTTTGGCTAAACGTATGGCAGGTTATGCTGATAGCTATAGCACTTCAGAAGTTGTAAAAAGTATAAAAGAAGAAATACTTGAAGCTACACAAATGTATATGGCACGTAATGCCCCTAAAGCAGCTATGGCTATTGTAGGAGGTTTACATGATCCTACAGAGTTAGGCATTCGTGATAAAGTAGCATCAGCTAAAGAGTTATTAGATCGTACTGGTTTAGTTAAAACTGAGAAAATGCAAGTAGAAGCTAAAGGTGGTGTTATGTTAATGCCAGCTAAAGCATTAGAACTTGAGTGTGACTGCGAAGAAAGTAAAGAAATATGTGACTGCGATGATTAAGCCTTTAGGTGAATGGAAATTACCTCAACCTATAGACATACAAGTAGAAAATGAATGGGTAGAAATACCCAAAGTAGCACGTACAATACCTTTTGGTTACGAAATTCACCCTGATGATGATGGTCTATTAAAGCCGATACCTGACCAATTAAATAAATTAGCACAAGCTAAAAAACACTTAAAGCAATATTCTTATAGAGAAGTTGCTAACTGGTTAAGTGCAAATACAGGGAGAAGAATATCCCATGTAGGTTTAATGAAACGGTTAAAACATGAGCGAAAAAGAAAACAACAAGCTGCAAACTTACGCAGATGGGCAGAATATGCGAAAAAGGCAATCGCCAAAGCGGAGACCCTCGAAAAGAAAAGACTTGACAGCCAAGCGGAAACAGAAACAACAACCTGTTAAAGAATTAAAATCAGATATTAATTTTATTAAAAAAGTTCAAGAAGAACATAATGTTATTTTTAAACCTAATGAGGGTCCACAAACAGAGTTTTTAGCAGCTAGTGAACGAGAAGTATTATATGGTGGCAGTGCTGGTGGAGGTAAATCTTATGCAATGTTATCTGATCCTTTAAGATATATGGGTAATTCTTCTTTTACTGGATTATTATTGCGGCATACTACAGAAGAACTAAGAGAACTTATTACAAAATCACAAGAATTATATCCTAAAATTTGGCCGGGAATTAAATGGTCGGAACGTAAAATGCAATGGACTGCTCCATCAGGTGCTACTTTATGGATGAGTTATTTAGATAAGGATCAAGATGTTACTAAATATCAAGGATTGGCATTTAGTTGGATCGGTTTTGATGAACTTACACAATGGGCTACACCTTTTGCATGGAATTATATGAGATCACGTTTACGTAGTTCAGACCCATCATTACCTCTTTCAATGAGAGCTACTACAAACCCCGGCGGTAGAGGACATGGCTGGGTAAAAAAAATGTTTATTGATCCTTCTCCTGCAGGTAAATCTTTTCCAGCTACAGACATAGAAACAGGTGAGCCTTTAAAATATCCTGCAGGTCATGTTAAAGCAGGTAAATATTTATTTAGACGAAAATTTATACCTGCCAGATTAAAAGACAATCCTTATCTTGCTAATCAAGGTGATTATGAAGCAATGCTTTTGTCTTTACCAGAACAACAACGTAAACAGTTACTTGAAGGTGATTGGGACATTAAAGAAGGCGCAGCTTTTACAGAGTTTAATAGAAATACACATGTAATCGAACCTTATACTATACCAAATAATTGGGTAAAATTTAGGGCATGTGATTATGGATATGGAAGTTATTCAGGGGTTTTGTGGTTTGCTGTATCTCCTAGTGAACAATTAGTTGTATATCGTGAATTATATGTATCAAAAGTATTAGCTAC